TTTAATGGGGTGATCTATGGCACCCCGAAAGCACAACCACGTCCTCGGGCATTCGCTCGCAATGGCAAGGCTAGGATGTACGACCCGGGCACTGCCGAGGCATGGAAGAGCGACATTGCCGGGCAGACCGAGGTGCTGCACAACATGCAGTTGGACGGTGCTCTTAAAGTGTACCTGTACTTTTTCATGCAACGTCCCAAGGCGCACTTCCGGTCGGACGGCACCACGTTAAAGCCGAGCGCACCCATCGACTACGTTAAAAAGCCGGACTGCGACAACCTAGCCAAAGCAGTGCTCGATGCCTGTACGGCACTGGGTGTATGGAAGGACGACTCGCAAGTCGTAATACTCGAGATCATCAAATCTTGGTCGTCCACGACGAGGTCGGGGTGCGTGCTGACAATACTAACAATAACGAGACAATGACTGACACACCAGAAGATAAAAAATACTGCTTATGTCCTAATTGTGACTCGCTTCTTGGAATTGGTTATTTCAATTCAACTAAATGCGGTTGTGGGTTTCACGGAAAGTCAAATAAAATCCTAACTGAAGATGAAGCGAAAAACATATTTCAACAAACCATGAGCAAACCACCAGAAAATAGCCGTCGCCTGTTTGAAGAATGGGGTAAAGATAAATTTAATTCGTTTAAAATTGATCCCGAGGATGGCGAATATTTTTGGATTGATGCCCAAGTTGCATGGGAAGCATGGCAAGCTGCACTACAATCCATACCCCCGAACAAACAATGAGCAAACTATCATGTACCATGTGCGGTGGAACCGACTACCCCAGTTCAACCTCGACGTGCCCACTGTGTTTTGGACTACCGAAATGCGATAATTGTGGTCACGAATTTGACCAAGACATGCTCGGCAAGTACGGTTGCCCGAACTGCGAAAACGACCGAGATCACGACATTGGCGACGACCCGAATTACCCATGATACTAGACCCAGACCAACTGCTCGCCATCGGAAAAGTTAACGAGGGACATTCGGTATTTATTACGGGTCCGGCAGGCACCGGAAAGTCCTCGGTCACCGTCGAGATCATCCGGCGACGGCTCGGTTCTCGGGCGCTCAAAGTATGTGCCACGACCGGGGTGGCGGCATTAAACCTGCGAGACAAACTCAGTGCCATGTTTGGCGAAGACATAAATACCTCGACGATATATCGGTGGGCGGGAATCGGCATCGGACCGAAAGATGGTCAGTCGTTCGACGACTATTTTCGCCAAATGACGTCGCAGGGAATGCACTGGCATGCCACTCAGGCACGCATCGTCGGCACCAGCACGTTGATCATCGACGAGGTCAGCATGTTGCCCGGCAAGGTGCTCAATTTCATAGATTTCGTATGCCGCAAGGTCCGCGACGATGATCGACCAATGGGTGGCATCCAAGTCATTGCGGTCGGCGACTTCTTGCAACTGCCACCAGTCAGCAAGACCGGATCGTACGACTGGGCTTTTGCCTGCGATACATGGACCCGAATCGGATTTGAGCACGTCACGTTACGTCACGTACACCGTCAAGACGATCCAGATTTTGTCTCGGTTTTAAACCAGTTCCGCGAAGGCACGGTGACCCGTGATGGTGCCGACATCTTGAAGCGCCGGGTTGCCATGTTCCCGGCGGCAAACGTGCTGCGACTTTTTACGCACAACGCGCAGGTTGATAAATGGAATACATATCAACTCGGAACCATCGCCGCTCAGGAGTACGTCAGCAATGCCGAAACGAGCGGACCCAAGTACGACGTCGAGTTTCTCAAGAAAAATCTAATCACTCCCGAGCACCTAGTGCTCAAGGTGGGTGCCAGAGCAATGGTAACGGCAAACCTGCGAGATCCATCCAACCCAGACGGGATGCTGGCGGCAAACGGTGAGATCGGCACCATAGTAGATGTGCAGAAAAACTGTTTATCTTTGCGGTTAGACTCTGGGAATGTGGTCGAAATCAGGAAAAATACGTGGAAATTTGATTCATCTCAGAAAAATAGCGCGGAATTTATTCAGTTTCCGCTCCGACTCGCATGGGCATGCACGATCCACAAGTCGCAAGGGTTGACGCTCGAGTCGGCACTGATAGACATTCGTGCCGCCCGGGAACCCGGTCAGGCATACGTTGCCGTGAGCCGGGTCAAATCGCTTGAAGGACTGCTTCTCAAAGATTGGTTCTCGGGGCTATGCTTCTCAAGACAAGCCACAGAATTCCACCGAGAGATTGCTAGACGGTAAACCTGATCACCGACCGTATTTTCGATAGGTGTCGGTGCTTCCGGTACACCCCGTCGCCTTCGCGGGATCCGGCAGTGTTGGTGTTGCCCTCGACGACCAGCACGTTGCCGTCTTCGTCCGGCTCAGAGACTGCGATTCCAATGTGCGAAAATGTGTAGATGACAATGTCCCCCCGGCGCACGTTGGTAATTGGTTTTTTTAGTTTCGCTGAGTCGTCCACTTTGCGGCACCAGTTCTCGAAATCCCACGCACCTGCCGTCTCAGGTCGTTTGAACGTCCATGTATCAGTGCCCATCGCCTGCTTAACTACCCAGCAAACAAATGCAGCGCACCATGCCCAAGGTCCGACTGGCAACCATGTCGCACGTTGGTACTCGGCGATGGCACCACCCCCGTTGTGGGTGGTCTCTCGCACGCCGATCTGAGACTCGGCGATGCTGGCAATACGTTCCGGTAGCACGATCATTGGTCGTTGTCTTTGCCTTGGATTTTATCGACGTGATAGTCGAGAAACATCACGACGCACAGCAGCACGAACGATGAGAGGACTGCTGTTCCTAACAGGATCAGCACCCATTTCACGACCAGCATCAGCACCACTGTCACTTGGTGGCGAACATCTGGTTGGCGATGGCGACTGCCGTTGCCGAGTCCATCGATCCGGTGAAGGTGCCGTCCGGGTTGTTTGTGACCGTGCACGAACTAAGCCCGGCGACGACGATAAGTGCGATTAGTGTTTTCATTTTGATTTGATATTTATCATTCCCATGAGTGCTAGACCGACGACGAGGATGCTGTTTTGTAGCTCGGGGTCGAGTTGCATCCCGCATGCCATAGCAATTGCGATGATACCCTTCCACGTCGATTCCTCCTTTAGTTTTTCAATTATTGCGTACATATATTATCTTATGTTTTTCGTTATAATAGAGATTGCTGACAGGGTCGAAACAATGATTGCCGTTAAGAGCGCCACGGTCTGCAACCACGGGTTTATTTCGGCGGGGACGATGTTGATAAACAACCCGGCAATTGGTGCACCAATGCCATACATAAATTTTGTTCCGAGGTCGGTTTGATCAAAGGGATTCATTTTGGCGTAGCAGTAGTTGTTCTGACTATTTTTGAAATACGAAATCCTTTTGGTATAGTCGGCGCAGGGGGAACGACTAGCGTTGCTGACGGTTCAGACTCTCCTGCGATGTTGCTACCCGTCACGTTGACGTTGGTGCGTGCGTCGGGTATCTGAACCGTGACTTGCGTTTCGGTAGTCGATGCTACAGGCGCACCGTTGACGTATAGCGTGTAGCTTGTTGCATCTTGGGTCGTATCCCACGCAAAGGTCACTGTGCGATCTGCTAGTAACGGCAGGGTTAGGGCTAGGATTAAGGATAGGAGTTTCATGCAGTTGGGTCTGGTGCAACGGTAACGGTGTAATCTGTTGGTCGGGCGTGACCATTAGCAACTGCGTTGTCGTTCGCTGAAATAATCAGTGCGTTTGCAAAATCCTCGTCCATAAATGGACCATTTAAAGCAGTAGTGAAAACCGATCCGAGGGCTAAACCTGAAGCGACTTTGAAAAATATAGCACTTCCTGAGTCCCCCGATACTGCTGTGTAATAAAAAGATGACATTGCTGAAAATTGAGGAATAATTTGATCATCAAACCACGCATCAAAACGAATTCCATATGGACAATTTGTAAAACCGGGACCGCTAGAGCCTAGTACGGGTGCAGATTCATAATCGCAAACACGCACAAACGATGCAATGCGAAATTGATTAACAAACACGCCAACAAACTGACTAGCCTGAGTAAATGATCCTCCTGATTCTGATATATTAAAAAGCCATCTGCCCGGAACTGGATATACTTTTGTTCCTGCCGAAACATTAGCGTTTAGTACATACATCAACGCATCATCATATGGAGCAGATCGTCCAATAATTGTTCTAGTTGAACCATCTGAAAAAGTTAAAACCGTTCCCACATCCATTTTAAAATGTTCTACTCCGGGTAGGTGGCGAGGAGTAATCATTCCACTGTTTTTTTGTCCTCCTCCATTGGTATTGGAGTAAGGAATTCCAGTTAAGTCTTCGCCAGCAAGCCAGCACGATGGATTTAAAGACGTTCCAGAATAGACGGATGAATTGCCGTTTATTACACTTGCTAACCATTCGGTTGAGTAGCGTAGATAGTTTGACCCAGATGCAATCCCTGTAGAACTTACTACGGAATTACCCGTAATTGTAGTATAATTTAAATTTAATTGACGGATGTAATCTCCACGTTGCAACAACACGGTATCAGTTCCTTGGAAAACTCCATTGCGTGTAATCGTTGGATAATTTGCAATGTTAGAATTCCCAGAAGCGTTAGTTTTTATCAACGTCTGAAAGAAATCCTCTGAAACATAATAAAAGTTTTTTGCTGTACTTCCAGTAATAGTTGTAATTTGCGCGTTGCGAAATGTACCTACTGTGCTAGTACCACCAGTGGTTACATACGATTGCTTAAGATTTACTTGAGGAGCAATTTCAGATGATGGTTGGCAAATTATTGTCATGGCAAAGTAACAACAGTATCCAAATCATATACAACATTAAAGTTTATGTCTCCGTTTGTGCCACTTGCTCCCATAACAATCTCTACTGACAACCAAATCGCACTTGCTGTACCCTCAGTTATGGCAACAGTATTATCAGTTATATTAGTAACATTTGTTTCTGAATTTCTTGAAAAAGTGCTTCCTGCTGCACCCCCCCATCTATCGGAAGCAATAACAGTAGCAGTATTGGAAAAAGTTAATTTATCGACTCCTGCAATAGCGTTCCGCTCAATAGTTGAAGAATTCGCAATATTGTTTGAAACTAAGTAAACAATTTCAGTTCCAACTGGAAGACAAGTATATTTTTGCCATTTTGTAGTAGCTAGTGTTGTATATGCTGGAAAAGTAAAACCAATGGTCAAAGATATTACTGGATCTTCCAAGTTATAGAAAGGATCGTCAAATAATAATTTAACTGTACCAGAGATATTTAACGCTGTGCCAACTACGGTTTCGCTTGATGTTAGCGGAATTGCAACAATGGCGAACCTTGCTCCCGTTTTAGCAGTTCCATTTAAATTGACGTTTTTTACTCCTGCCACGCGACGAGGAGTGAGCGGATTACCCGAAACAGCAGAACCATTGCCTAAACACAATCGTCCACCTGCTAGACCAAGAGCGTTTGCAGGAGGAGTGGAATTGGCAAAATCTGAAAGAACCAACGTTGCAGGTTGGATGGTTTGACCATTTAGTTTTGTGGCGATGCTTGCACCTGTTACTGGTGCGCCTAATGTTCCCAGTGCATTGGTAGAAGTTGTCAAGTCTCCCCCCGAATTCAATAAAGAGTGTACTGCTGCGCTTACTGTTATATTTGCCATGATTTTATTTTATTAAGGTTGGATGTAGTATTTACCAGAATTCGGAGCAACGTAAAAAAAGTTATCAGGAGATGGACTTTTGTAACCATTATCGTTTGGAGGCACAACGGGTCCAGTAGATATTCTATTTATATTAACGAGAGTGTTTGATAGACTGTAGAGCATATTATCATCGTTTGAATTCCATGATTACCACCTGACCTGCATGTTCGAGTTCGTGAACACCCGGTTGGAAATCAACGTCTGGGTATGCTGTTCGTCGAGTCGCATCAATTCGTCCTGAAGTATTGCATCCGCCTCTTGGTCGGCGATGACGGCACGTTCTTGCTGTCCCTCGGCACGCAGGTAGTCTGCATAGGCACCGTGCGCCATGTATTCAAACCACTCAGCCGGGACGTCGCTTACCTCGCCACCACTGGTGCCGTAGGTATCGGCAAACTGTGCCTTGTAGGTTACCCATGCCTGTGCCGGGTTGAGATTGCCGCTCACGATGGTCGCACCGAGCGCAGTCACCATGAACTCGTATTCTTGCACGCTAGTGATAAGGTACGGTTGCTGTTTCTGGATCCTCAGGAACGTGTCGATGGTGCTCAGTCCCGCCTCGGCATATGGAACATAGCCCAGTGCCGGACGAGCGGTACCTGTACCCGTTCCTGCACCCGTAGCGACGAAGTACTGACCGACCGTGTTGGACGTTGCACCGATCAATGTGAAGTCGGTGTTGCTAATTGCTGAAATGAAATACCCGGTGTTGGCGACCAGTGCCGTTGCCACGATTGGGGTGGCAGACATATAGCGTCCTTCGCCGACTTTCAGGAACCGAGTCCAGTAGTTGGATGCACGGTACGCCTTCTGTGCCCGGCGATTGATGAGCGCCTTGATTCTCGGCGTCTCGATGTTGGCGAACACTACACCGCACAGTGCTTGGACCAGTGCGAACAATTCGGTGTACGTGCGTGTTCTCATTAGATTTTGTTAACTGCTAGGTCCGGCTCAAGCCTTTGGAAGTCTTTGACGAACTCACGGTCGTCCCAGCACTCATTACCGTACTTCTGACCCATCAGCAAGTACTCCCTCTGGGGGATTTCTGCTAGCTTCCGCAATGTGCTCTTGCGGTTGACATTCTGACGATCTCGGTGGGCGATGATAGCGGCTTGTTTCTCGCGATACTTTGCCATCTCCTCGACAAACGCACGTCCCGAGCAAAGTTCTCGGACCAGTGCTGCATTCATCGCCGCTTCTGATATTGCGTCCATAAATAAAAACCCGAGGAGCGGGATTGCTCCTACTCCCCGGGCTTGTGTTTTGTTAGGCTAGGTACTGAGAATTGTCGACAATGTTGATGCCAATAACAACTTCACCAGCAGTCGGAGGACCACCAGTAAACACGATCTTGAGAAAGATTGGTGTTGCGGCAGCATAGGTACTAAGTGCCTGAGTGCCAATTGGAGCAATTGCAGAAGTTGTACTACCAATTGCAGCAGTCGAAATCAAACTGGTAGCAGTACCAGACGTGATTCCGATTGTTGCGGCAGCCGCAGTTACTTCAGCATTGAATGCTACTGGGCGAGCAATGGTAGTCAATGTGATGCATCCACTTGCTGGAACCGTAGCGATTTGATAGCTTCCAGCAGTAATTGCTGCACTGTTTGCCGATATGTCGGCAGCAGAAAGTCGGATGACATCGGTGAACGGACTTTTCTCGTTATTTACTAATTTAGCCATAATTTTATTATTTTAATTGTTAGTGTTGCCGTTAATATTAAGAAGGATTGCTAATGCCAGTGATCTTGCCGAATGCACCCGGGTGCTTCACGCAAAGAGTTCCTGTCATGTCAACAAATCCACGAGGTCCGCCACCTTGGTCTTCAAGGCGCTTCGATCCCATCGGGATTAGCGTGTTGAATGCAAGGTATTTTGGATTGATGACGTATCCTGTTCCGGTAAGGGTGCACGCTGGGTTCGCATTCACGATCTTGAGCATTCCAAAATCCGAGTCGTAAACACTAACAGATAGAGTGATGGTCTTGCTGGTCGCGTCCTGCATCACGTTGTATACGTTTTCGTTATTGTTTCCATCAGTGCGAGTGAAGTTGGAGATCGTGCGCTTTACGGCAACTCCAGCAACCAGAGTCAGTGCATTCATCTCACCGTTTTGCGTAAAGATGGACGACAAAAGGTTGTTGAGGTCGGTCTCGGTCAAGGTTGATGCCTTGATCGAACCAGCAGGAGTACGGTATGCAGCAGGGATAGCAGTCGTGCCGTTGTTGATCCAAGCACCGAGTCCACGCATGGTGTAAGGGGTTCCTGCACCGTTCTCGACCGAGTAGTCTTGGGTACCAGAGATGGTTGCCTCTACATTTCTTTTGACCTGTTTAATTGCTTTCACCTCCGCCTGCGCGAAATCGGCAGGACCGACGCTACTGACAGCTTGTTGCAAATTACTAACAAGATAATCGTCTCGGAACGTCTGTACATAATTTCCTAATCTAGCACGATTTGTGAACTGGTTGGCGAACGAAGTAACGTCTGCACCTTCAGCAACGCCTGCCGTGACAGGTGCCGCCAAGATGTCAACGGTCCACTCGGAGAACGTGCTGTTAGATTTGCCCTTGGATGCCAAGCTGAGAAGTGGTGTCTGCTCAGGTGCGAGGATGGAAAGCTCCGTTGAAAGATCCTCTCTGTTAGAGATTGCGGATCCAGTACCTGTCTTAGCGGCAGGTGCGTTTGGTTGATATGTATTTGAAATAGCCATGATGGTGTTTGGTAAAAATTAACTCAAGCGTGCAACTCTAGCTGCAATCCAGTCTTCCTCGGAGTGAGAGCTTTGAAATTTCTGATTCAATTGATCGACTGCCTTCTTTCCAGATTTAGCACTGCTCTTCGCGGCACCGACTCCAAATGGTGTCCCTGATACTTTTGACCGGGATGGTTCCACCGTCGTTGCGCGTTTTGCAAATTTTGCTGACCTCTGCATTGATTTAGCAGCATGTGCGAGGAGATATGCCAGTTGCGGGGCAATGTCCGGAACACGTAATTTCACCTGAGCCACTAACGGGTCCGCCATCATCGCGTTGAATTGTTTTACTAACGGGGAATCCCCATCAGAAAACTCAGGAATTTCCTGCGGAATCAAACCTGCCAAATGCGACTCCAGTGCAGTCCGTTGCTCGCGCTTAACGAGTTCCTGCTGTTGTTCTGGAATGTGTTTGGCGAGAGACTCCCGTGCGTTCCTGTTTGCTGTTTTGATCTCACGTTTCGTAAATTCTCTGTCTCCAATGACGATGATGTCATCGAGAGCATAGTCTTCGTGCTCGTCCAAGATATGATCAGTGTCTTTGGCGACTTTTTGCATTTCGCCGATTTGTTTCTGCAACTCTTGCGCCGACTCGATTCCTCGAAACGGGTTCGTGTTGTCAGGTACAAAATCGACTGGTGGTTGTGCCTCCGACTGACTTTTCAATTGCTCCTCGAGGGCTTTTTTCTGTGCCGTTAACTCACCTACTCGGTGCAGCAAACGACTCTTTCCCTTTTTGGCTAACTCTTGGATTTGCTCGACCGTTAGATCTAGCAGGTCAATTTCATTGCTTTCCTCCTCAGATTCTTCTTCCGGAATCTCTTCCTCTTGATCGTCTTCGACCTGATCGTCCTCGATCATTTCGTCGTCGTCATCAAGGTCGTCGTCTCCTTCTTCTTCGACTGACTCGGTATGCGTCCCGATTCGTTGAGCTACTAACTCTTCAAACGAGATATTATCTGACACGGATTGTGTTGCCTCCGCGATGGCATTCGATTGCTTACTCATAAATCACCATTTATCGCTAGGCGTTAGCGTGCATCTCCTATGCAGGAATATATGGCAGGTGTCAATCTCACCTATAAGCACATCGCTATCACTCGGGGTCGCCGCTGAGTAGATCTAACATTTCAGACAGTGTAGAAATGCTTCCGGTGATCTTCATCACCTCGTTAGAATCAATAGCTTGACGAAGGTCGGTGAAGAATCTCTCACGTTCATCTCGGATGAATGATACAATGACCTTGAACTCGTCACGGTCGGACAAGGTAGATATTGAATCTGCTAATGTAGGTTTAGGTATCTCGGTTGTTATCATCATCTTCTTCTTCTTCGACACTGAACAAATCAATGTCGTTTTTAATTTCGTGAACTATCATTTCAAGTGCGCCTATCAGGAAGTACGCATTCAAGTTGAACTCGTCAACTAGGTGGAATATCCGCTTTCGGACCTCAGCCACAAATGCCTGTTCTTGGATCCGGCGACGCATCTCATTTTCTTGATTTGCTTCCACTGCACTTCCACTTTTTTCGGGACAGGTTGTTGGGTGAGTTTGGGTCGCTCTTCCAGTCGCCTTTGATGTTAGCGGATCGAGCGCAATACGCATCCCCCTTCGACGTGCCCGGCGAGATGGTTGCACCTTTCTGACCGTACTTGACAGTTTTCTTGCGTCCGGTGTCTGGGTTGGTGACTACTTTTTTGAATTTCTTTTCCATCATTTCTTTTTTGCGGTCTTGGCAGATTGTCTGAAGTCTTTTGCCGTTGGTGCATTTTTGCTGCCGGGCTTGTTCATCTTCTCGCCTGACCCTGCTTTGATGCGTTTCTGCTTTGCATTGATGTTAGAATACAGTCCTTGTTTCATGTTATTGTTATTGTTGCATTCCTTGCGTCGGCATGCCGCCCATGTCGGACGGTGCCGTTCCTATTTTTCCGATCTGCGCGTTTTGCGCTTGAGTGAGTTGGAATTGGTACTGGTCGGCGTACTTTTGCAGACGTTGTCCGAATGCCTCGTCCGAGGACGCACGGTTGGCAACGTCCGGTTGCTGCACGTATGCCTGAAGCATCTGCATTGCGATCTGGGCACCATTCGGGCGAGCAGGCATTTCGATGCCTGCATAGATTTTTGCAATGTCGTCGGTCACGTCTCTCATAACTTTTTGTTGTGCTTCCTCGGCAGGTTGCAGCACGTAGTCGGCAAACATCGGATTGATTGCCTGTGCTGAGAATTCTAGCAGTTTGTCGGTATCGAGACGACCGTTGCGGTCGAATTGCAACAGACTGACCATGTTTTTCAACTGGGTCTCTGCGACCTCGGGGTCGTTGCTCTGGGTGTCGAACGATACCACGATTGAGAAATTCTCGTCGGGCGACCCCTTGGACATGATCTGTCCGTTGGGGTTTCCGGTCACTTGAAAGAAAATTTCGTCTGGTCCGAGGCGTTGGAATAGTTTCCATGCCATCGTCAGGACGTCCCTGACGTGATCGAGAAATTTGCCAATGTAGAATTGTTGCTTTATGGTCGCAAGCGGATTGTCGAGGTCGAGACCCACGGCACGGTCGGCTTGTACCTTCATCGCCATTTCGATCTCCATCGACCCGGTGTCCATCGGGGGTACCGGACCGAATGCGATCTCACCGAGGCGACGATACGGCACCCGGCGTCCCGGTCCCCAGTCGCTGGGTGGTCGCCCGGCAGGGTGCATGATCGGCGGCAGGGTTGCAAGCGATGCCCGGTCGATGCGTGAGTCACGCTCGGTCTTAATTTGCATCTGACTGCCACGAAGCATCTCAGGGAAACTATCGACCTCGTACATCCGTTTCTGGTCGTGCGCGAGCCGGGTCACCACGAATGGATAGTCGTCCATGCCATTCATCAATTCATGCTTTGCGTACCCGTCTGTGGTTGGGTGAAAAACGGTGCAGTAGATGCCCTCACTGCCGTCTTCCTCGTCGATCAAGCGTTGGTATGCATAGACGACCATGACGAGTTCGTTCTCGTCGAGAACAGGCAATATCGACGACCGTTTGATTTTTTGACCGTCGTAGTACATCGAGTCGGTGCCGCGAAGGTTCTCGATTGCATTGTCTACCCAGTCCTCGTCCCAGCCCTCGTTTGCCACTTTTTTCTCGAGTTCCTGTGCCGTCAAAAAGCACCTCCAGAATACCCAAGGTGACCGTTGCGGATCCGATACGTATGACGGGAAGATGACTTCCCCGTCGGGAGCACATGCGTAGGCGATTGGGCAATCGACTGACTGCCGAGGTGCCGGGATCTGAGTCTCTCCGGTCGTCCGCAATTCCTTTACGCACTTTTTCGCACGTTTGTCAGAGAGTTTTGGAAATGCCTGTTGGAGGACATCAATGACAATGTCGTCGTTGGTCTCGTCGAGGATGATCTCGATCAAGTCCGGTGCCGACTGGGCAATCTCGTCGAGCGTCATCGGTTGCAGGTACGTGCGTGACTCACGCTTGTACCCGACGTAGGTGATCATAAGTCCTTTCTCTAGCAGGTAGTTTGCACCCTGCTCCATCTGGTTCTTGAAATCGGGGATGTACGACGATTTCATCCACTTGAGGAACGACGATACGACCCCAGCGCGTGCCATCGATGCCATAGACGTAGGAAATGCCTTGATGTGCGACCTTTGCAGTGCCTGATCGAAGATCGAGATGTACGTGTTGATTCTTTCGCCGACCACGTTGACCTCTTGGTCGGACGCACCCTGCCACGGGAATGCCGTCGATCCCGATTTTCGCAGGTCTTGAGTCTTGCCGTCCCATATGTTTCTGCGTTCATTGAACGACCGGAGGCACGTATCGAAATACTTGTCGAGGTCTGCCAGAGTCGTGTTGTATGCATTCGACAACGACCCGATATCGGGTTCCTCGGATGCGTAGATCAGTTCCTCTCCCTCAGACAATTCATCCTGCATGCTACTCATTGGTCAGTAATTTGTATCGGTTCTCAGCGACGTCTTCTGATCTAACAACGATGATCGTGCGACCAACAGACTTCTCGCGATACCTCGGATGAAAAACTTCAATCAAAGCACCGTTGAGGTCTGCATACACAAAATTCTTGTTCCTTGCAAGTCGCAGCACTCGCACAACGAATGTCTCTGGCTCAGTGATAACATCTTTGTTAAGGACGCTTTCGATGATTTTCTCTGCTTTTTGTTTTTGTTTAGTATCCACCTGTTCCATATGTTGTTACGTTAATTTCAGACCCGTCAACGTGATCGATGCCAGCAATAGCACAATATCTCAGCGTATCAATGGGATCCTTCCATGCTTCTTTCAAGCCACCGTCGCCAGTGTACTCGCTGAGTGCATGGATCGTGTTCTCGCACTCGGTCGATATGTAAAAATGCGGTCGGTTGATGCCATCGATAGGTTTCGATGTTTCCCAAGACATTTTCGAGATGAGTGCCTGCAATCCATCCTCGATCTCTAGACCCGGTGCCGGGATGAAGACCATGCCCTGCTCGGCGAGGTCTTCGATGATCGACGACGACCCGTCGGACGACTGGTATTTTGCAGCACCGAGGCGGGGGTCGATCAGTCGCTCGAATATCTCTTCGTCGCCTTCGAGGTCTTTGATGATGTCGATGTAGTCTCTGATGCCGTACCCTTTTCCTTTCGCACCGTCGCCCGGCATCCACTTGCCATGTTTCCACTCAGCCCAGTCGCCGACATCGACCCCTGGGTACTCACGGTAGACCCAGAACGTTCCGGAAGCATCGACTGCCTACCAGACCATCCGCCCCGACTTTGACCCCCCCGGGTCCGAGCC